ATATGAAATATTTATCTATTTTTGCGAAGAAAACCGGTGAAAGATTAACGTCTTTTGTTGTCGGCATCCACGGTGCGACGCTACAAGAACTCAAGGAAAAAGCTAAGAGCGAATACTCATCTGCAATACAGATAGAACAAACAGCAGTAGAATGGCAGGAATCCTTAAACGAAAACTATATTCTGAAAGATGGTAAGCTCACAAAACATATTGAACCAAGCGAAGTAGAGAAAAGAAATAATAAACTTGTAGCATTAGATACTAATTATGAAAAACAAATCAGCAACATTGAACTCGAAATGGCAAAAGCAAAAGCGATTGAAGATGAGGATCTATACACTGAGTTAAAAGAAGAGCGAGAAGCATTGATGAACGAATACGCAGAAAAGAGAGGGGAA